CCCCAGAGAATGCCCAATTTCTTGAAACCAGGGAATTTCAAGTAACCGAAATTGCACGATTTTTACATATCCCGCCGCACATGATAGGACACCTTAGAGACGCAACATATTCCAACATTGAGCATCAAGGGATAGAGTTTGTAACTTATACGATGACTCCCTGGTTTGCCAGATGGGAGCAAGCCATAAATAGGAAGCTAATCACATTAGCCGACAAGAGGGATTATTTCTCGGAATTCATGGTGGCAGGGTTGTTGAGGGGTGATTCGCAAGCGAGGGCAAAATATTACAAGGAAATGTTCTTTATGGGTGCTATGTCGCCCAACGACATTCGCACTAAAGAGAATGAAAACCCGGTAGAAGGGGGTGATGCTTATTATGTGCCTCTGAATATGTTGCCAGTGGGTACTATCGTAGAGTCGCCAAAAGAGGGTGCAAAAACAATGACCAAATTGATAGAAACGAAATCGGCAGGGTTGCTCAGGGCACGAACTGCCGAAGCATATAAGCGAGTTTTTATCAGTGCAGGGGACAGGATAGTTAAAGAAGAGTTTGAAAGGCTAAAGGAAAAGGCCAATGAATATTTACCAGCCAAGAAGAATATATCCAAGAAAGCCAAAAGTGAATGGCTAGACTGGCTGGATGTGTTTTACAGGGAATTTCACGACACCATCAAGGCTTTGATAATCCCACCTACGATAAGTTTGGCTGAAGAGATTCAAAAGCTGGCATTGGAGGAGGTTGGATCGGATAAGCGAGAGGATTTGAGCAAGTTTCTGGATTCTTACTCCGAAGCATTTGCGGCAAGATATGTGGATTCTTCAACGGGGCAACTAAAGAGCTTAATGCAGGAAGATGCCCCATTAGAAGCCACGGAAACCCGGTTAAGTGAGTGGAATGAGACCAGGGCTGAAAAGGTGGGCATGAACGAGTCAGTACAGCTATCAAACGCTGTTGCCAGAGTCGTATTTACAGGAGCGGGAATCACAAGGCTGCAATGGACTGTAACCAGTGCAAAGCCTTGCCCTCTCTGCCAAGAAATGAATGGCCGTATTGTCGGCATAGAACAGAATTTCCTGGATCATGGTGCCAGCCTAACAACTGAAGGTAGGAGCGACTTCAGGGTTTATCGACCAACTTCGCATCCTCCGCTTCATCAAGGTTGCACCTGCCAGATAATTCCAGCATAAGGTATGAAATTCACACCATCGCCCACAAAATTAGTTCGTATTGTTGATAAAGAGGGGAATGTCATTAAAGTAGTACCTATGAATAGAGCCCAGAGACGAAAGTTGAAAATAGGGAGGATTAAATAATCATGCCCCTACCAAAACCAAGAGATAATGAAGAAGAGGACGCTTTCATTTCCCGGTGTATGAGTGATGACCTTATGAACGAGGAATATCCCGATAATGACCAGCGTCTTGCAATTTGCTATTCGCAATGGCGAAGGAGGAAATCAATGGAGAGAAAAACAGTAGAGCTAAAGTTAAAGACAGAACAGGAAGGGTCATTCACAGCTCGGATTGCCACGCTAGATGTAATCGACAAAGATGGCGATATAACCTTGTCTGGTGCTTTCCCAGAAGGGAAGGAAGTATTGGTATCAGCCTATCAACACGGCTCTTGGATGGGTGAATTACCAGTTGGTAAAGCCGTTATCAAAGAGGCTGATGGTGAGGTTGTAGCCGAAGGGCAATTCAACCTGGATATGCAATCGGGGCGTGAGCATTATGAGGCTGTGAAATTCTCAGGCGGGCTTCAGGAGTGGAGTTATGGCTACGAAGTGCTCGATTACGACCATGACAAGAGAGATGGGCAAGAGGTACGACTACTTAAAGAAGTGGACCCACATGAAATATCACCTGTCCTTCTGGGAGCAGGGGTAGGCACGGCAACATTGGCAATTAAAAACGAAGCCAAGGAAGAAGGCTTGACCTATATAAACGAAGCCGAGATGGTGCTTGCTGCCATCAACGGATTAGTTGACCGAACCAAGTCGCTTGCAGATTTGAGGCGGAAAGAGGGGCGAGTCCTTTCAAGTGCGAACCGAGAGCGTATGAAAAAACTATTGACTTCGCTCTCAACGGTAGCAGACGACTTGAAAGAATTGCTTGATGCTACCGAGCCTGAACGAGACAAGGAATTAACGCTGTTTCTGGAAGGCGTAAAAGAGAAAATCAAATTCATGGAGGAACAAAAATGAATAAGACGTTAAGTCAAGTAACCGAAGAGCTTGCGGCAAAACGCAAGGTTCTGCATGAGGTGTTTGAGGAGGCGGGGGAGGATATGGACTTTTCAAAGGTAAAAACTTTGGAAGGCGATTCTCAGGCAAAAGTGGATGCTGTTAAGGCGATGAACAAGGAACTTGATGACCTCGAGATTGAGAGGGTTAAACTCGAAGAGCTTGAGAAAATCAAGGGCGATAATGATGGCATCTACAAGAAGCTCATCAATTCAACCGAGGAAATCTACCCGGGCAGGAAGGAAGAAACCAAAGTCGAGATAAAACCAATCGGGCAACTGTTCCAGGAATCGAAGGCTGCTGAGAACAAGCTCTTGGTGCACAAGGTTGATATTGATACCAAGACTTTATTCCAGACTTCGGCTGGATGGGACCCTGAAGCAACGAGAATTCCCAGGGTGGAATTATATCCACTGCGGGAGCTTTCCGTGGTTGATTATATCCCGATGGGTACAACCAACATGGACACCATTAAGTACATGAAGGAATCTACCTTCACCAACAATGCCGCTGAGGTAGCTGCTGGCGGACAATATGGAGAAGCCGCCTTGGTGTACACTGAGACCAGTGACGAGGTGGAAAAAATCGGCGTGTGGCTGCCGGTAACAGATGAGCAGTTAGAGGATGTCGCCGGTATTACCGACCTTTTGAACCAGAGGCTAACCTATATGCTGAAGGCAAGGTTGGATTCTCAGGTTCTAGTGGGTGACGGTAGCACTCCTAACCTGTTGGGGACTCTTAACTTGAGTAGTCTACAATCACAGGCCAAGGGGGCAGACTCTACCCCTGACGCTATCTATAAGGCTATGACTCTTGTGAGATCGACAGGGTTTGCCAATCCATCATTGGTAATCTGCCACCCGAATGATTGGCAGGCTATTCGTCTATTGACGACTGCTGACGGTATTTATATCTTCGGCAGTCCTAGCGAGGCTGGCCCCGACAGGATATGGGGAGCCCCGGTGCTTCAAACTACTGCTCAAACTGAAAATACTGCAATCGTGGGGGATTATCGCCAGTATTCAATGCTCTTTATGAAGAGGGGTATTGAGTTCCAGGTAACTAATGCTCACAGCGATTACTTCATCAAGGGTAAGCAGGCTATACGGTGTGACTTGAGATGCTCAATGGTGCACTTCAGGGACACCGCATTCTGCGAGGTAACTGGAATCTAGAAATGAAATAAGGGGGGCTTAACTGCCCCCTTTATTGAATGGAGGTAAAAAGAAAATGGCAATAATTAGAAGCCAATACCAAATTGAAGGTTCTGTCAGTCGTGGTGAATTATTAGATTACCCTGGCATAGAATATTATGTCGATGGAGTAAATGGTGATGATACCAATGATGGCAGATCATGGCAAACTGCTGTAGCTACTATTCAAAAAGGTGTAAACCTTGCGCGTTATTTACCCGGGACAACAACAATAGATGATACCAAAGACCATTTTGCAACTGTTTATGTTGGGCCAGGTCATTATAATGAGCAGGTGCTTTTTTCTGGCTATAACATTCGCTTATTGGGCATTCCTGTGCATCCTGGCAAGGATTATGGTGTTTCGCTCAATTACGATGCAGCTATCACTGAAACTGCCTGTCTGGCTTTTAGCGGGTCAGGAATCGAAGTAGCAAATATCTGGGTTAATAACTCAGGTGGCGCTATCCCTGGAATCTGGTGTGCTGGTGGCGACAATAACTGGGTGCATAATTGCGTCATCGATTGTGGTGGCGTTGGAGCTTATGGCATCAAGATGGATTCCATGAAAGGTAGCTTGGTTGAAGGTAACACCGTTGAAACCCCGGCTACTGCTGGAATACTTGTTGCCGGTGGTGATGACCATTACTTCATTCAGGGTGCTATCAGGCATAATGCTATTCACGGTGATGCCAGTGCTGTAGTAGCCATTGATATTGAGGCAACTAATGTCTGCTACTCTGCTGTTATTGAAAGGAACTTCATTGATGTCCTTGGTAGTGGAGCTAGCGCCTATGGTATCTATAACCGGGCTACAGGGAATGTCTTGGTTGTGGATAACTTCATCCTTTTGACTACAGGGGCTAATGCAGTTGCCAGTAATGGCAAGGGTTTGATTCATAATCATACCTCAGCCAATGGGACTATTACTGACCCCGATGATGACGATTAAGACAATTCGTTAAGGAGGACAAAGATGTCTGAAAAAACAAAAAAGGGGAAAGTTATTTGCCCTGCCTGCGGGATGGAAGTTAAAGATGCTGATAATTGTCCGTTCTGCAAAGGCACAGGGGAAATAGTATTTCCCTAGTTAATGGAATAAAGGGGAGGGTGTTGAATTATAACATCCTCCCCTAGAAAGGAGAGGTAATGATACATAAATGCAAGTATTTCCTTAGAGACGATGAGGGTATACGGCGTTGCGTTCAGTGTGGCAAGGCTGCTCCCCAGATAGAGGATAAAGTTATTGAACGGCATGAGGACAAGAGAATTTATCCTCCTGAAAGCAAACGGCTAAAGGGAAAGAAATCGAAGAAGCATTAATTTGAGGAGACGAAATGGCGTTAAAGCTAAAAACCGCACCCACGGTTGAACCAGCAACATTAACCGAGGTAAAGGCTCATTTACGGGTAGATTCGAGTGATGAAGATAATTTATTAAACTCATTGATTACATCAGCCCGGCAATATTGCGAAGCCTTCCAGAAGCGAAGTTATATTACACAGACTTGGGAACTATGGCTGGATGCCTTTCCGTCAGAGAGTTATATAAATGTCTCCTTGCCTCCTCTGCAATCAATCTCTTCGGTTAAGTATTACGACACGGATGACACCGAGGCGACATTCAGTTCGGATGATTATTTCGTTGACACCAAGAACGAGCCCGGGAGGGTTGTGTTGAATTATTCTAAGACATGGCCGTCAACGACTTTGCGTCCTTCAAACGGGGTATGTGTTGAGTTCAAGGCTGGCTATGGTGATGCTGCCTCCGATGTGCCAGAGAAGGTCAAGCAGGCTATGTTACTTCTCATCGGGGCATGGTATGAGCAAAGAGAGGCGATCACTACAACGGGTTTGAATGTCAAAGAAATACCGTTTGCGGTTGACGCTCTCTTATGGCAGGACAGGGTTTTCTAGGAAAGAAGAAGTTCTAACTCAGTTACAATGCCATCACTATCCATGGCATAAGAGATTACACGACCCATTGATTCCAAATTTTGACCCCAGAATTCAGCTTGGAATTTTATCGGCTTTCCACTTACTAGTGCATCTTGCATCCAATCCTGGAAGGGAAGATTGAGATTTAAGGTTACAGTTTGACCACTAAGACTATTAAGTTCTTTATCAAGCTGAGTTGGGAATTGTTCAAAGTTACCAGTGAATTCTAAAATTTTTGTCATAAGAAAAATATATACCGATAAGGTGGTTTTGTCAATATGCAAGCAGGAAGATTAAGGCATCGAGTAACTATTCAGCGGCAGGTCAAGTCCCAGAACGACATGGACGAAACAATCGTCACCTATGAGGACTGGGTGACTGTTTGGGCATCGATTGAGCCGAATCGCGGAAAGATGTATTTCGAGGCGAAGCAGGCGAACTCCGAGGTAGAGGGGAGAATCATAATGAGATACCGGAGCGGAGTTCTACCTACAATGAGGGTCAAATACGGGGTTCGAATCTTCAAGATTATCTCCATCATCCACCCGAAGGAGAATTTGAAGGAATTGAATTTACTCTACAAAGAGGAGCTGGATTGAAGGCAACCTTTAAGATTGAAGGGATAAACCTAGCACTTAATAAGTTTGGTAGGCTGGAGAATGCGGTCAGCGGATCCGCCACAGAGAAGGATTCTTTAGAGAAGGCGAAGGTCATAGCAGAAGATGCCAGAAGTAGGGCACCACTGGGACCAACGGGGAACCTAAAGAGGTCATTGATTGCGAAGTTATTAGACAAGAGAGGGGACAATCCCCAGGTTGCCATAGCAGCGGTTGACAGGAAGATAGCCCCTCATGCCCATCTTGTGGAATTCGGGACATCAAGAATGTCAGCCAGACCGTTTTTTAGACCTGCTGTTGAAGAACACAAAGAGGGAATCGTTAATAACATCAAGAAGCGGATAGGTAAATGCTAATCGAGCAGGCGATAAAGAAGGAACTGATAGGCACATCGGGGCTTACCGATTTAGTCGGGCAAAGGATTTACTATGTTAAAGCCCCTCAAAATGTTTCAAACCCTTATGTGGTGTTCTCCAAGATATCGGCATCCCGGGAACACGACCATGATGGAGCTTCGGGTCTTGTTCCAGCTAGAGTTATATTTAGCATATTTGCCGAGACATACCGTGAGGTTAAGTTAATCGCAGGGCAAATCCAGTCTGCATTGCAGGCTTTCAAGGGAACAATGGGAGGCGATGGGGGAGTTAGCGTTAATGGTGCTTTCTACCAGAACGAGGCAGACTTCTATGAAGAGAATATAAAACTCTATCACACAGATTGCAACTATTTAATCTGGCATAACGAATAGGAGACGAAATGGCAAACGCACTTTATGACAAAGGCAGAGAGGGGTTCTTAGACGGCTCAATAGACTGGGACACAGATACCATTAAATGTGTTCTTGTGGACACCGATGACTATACGGTTAATCTGACTACCCACGATAACCTTGACGACATCCCTGCCGGAGCCAGGGTAGCCACAAGCGATGCCCTATCAAGCAAGACGGTAGCTGCTGGCGTGGCTGATGCTGCCGATGTGACCTTTTCAACTGTAAGTGGAGACCAGTCTGAGGCTCTGGTGATTTATAAAGATACGGGAGTTGAAAGTACATCCAGGTTGATTGCTTACATAGATACCGCTACAGGGCTTCCCGTTACACCTTCGGGTGGCGATATTATCATTCAGTGGGATTCTGGGGCAAATAAAATCTTCAAACTCTAATGGCTTGGCTGGTAGGGTACTCATATAGAAAGAAGATACCGATAACAGGTTCCGCTGGTGCTGGAACTAATTATCAAGTTCCACTGACGGTGCATAGTGGTAAATGGACAAGCCCTACAAGTTT